ATGTTCAATATCATGATTCGTAAATTTGGCGAGATGACTTTCGAGAAAGCTGGTGTTGCTCGTACCGAAGAAGAAGCAATGGCCTTAGTTCTGGTAGCACTGAGATCATCACCTGAGATTATCGACGCTGAATATGTAGCTGCTGAGGGTGAGATTAAAGAGATTAAAGCGGTGGCTAAGGAATTAGGTGTTAAAGGTTTCCGTAAGCTGAGACTATCCCGCGAGTCATATGTAATTGGTAAGCAAGGACAATACCTAGATGAGAATACCGTGATTATTCTACTGAATAAGATCACCCGCTATGGTTTCCAGATTGAGCAATATAAAACGTGTTTCGAATTATACGAAAAAGGTTTGCTGGATACTCTGACCATCGTTCGCGCTTAATTAATTTCTAATTTGGTGGGTGTAATTCCCACCGCTTTTTAAATGGAGAATCAAACATGTTAGCTTTTATCTCATTCGTGGGAGGTAGTCTCACAACTATGATTAGTCTTTCTTATCTTGTCGTTAGTATGGGGTGAGCAATGAAACAATTTCATGATGGCATTTCATCTAAGACATTCAAGAAAGAATATAGCGGATTGTGTATTAACTGGATGGATTTGATTGGCGCGGTTGTGTTTGGTCTGATTATTAGTATTAACTTTTAACGATATAAATATATCGTAATTCAAATAACAAGAGGAAATTCTACTATGAAAAAGATTATCGCGGGTGTTGTTCTTGCTCTGGGTTTGGTTGGTGCTGCGAATGCCGAACAATATGTACAGGGTGATAGTGTCAAACGTGCTGCCGTTGCACCTTCTTTAAATCAACTGTGTACTGAATTAGCACAGGTTGCCGGAGTTGGTGACGATGACGACTTTATTACTGCGTGTGTATGGAGTCATATCGAGGATATTAATAAACGTGATGCAAAACTAACTGGAAAGAAATATTAATGACTTACTAACCAATGCCCCTATCGTTATAATACGCGGTAGGGGCGTTTTTGTTTGGAAATGGTATGAAAACTAAACTGTATTCGTATATTCGCTTCTCGTCTATGAAGCAAGCGGATGGTAGTTCTTATGAACGCCAGAAGAGAACAGCCGCAGAGATAGCCGCAAAATATGATCTTGAGCTAGTTACAAGCTATCAGGATTTTGGTGTATCTGCATTCAAAGGGGCTAACAGTAGAACAGGTGCACTATCTCGCTTTCTGGATGAGATTGGTCGATCCGTTCCGGTTGGTAGCTGGCTGGTTGTGGAAAACTTAGACCGTATCTCTCGCCAATCCATCATTGAAGCACAAGAGCTATTTCTCTCGATTATCCGTAGGGGAATAACTATCGTAACTGGCATGGATGGTAAGGTCTATAGCAAGGAATCGGTTAATGCCAATCCTATTGATTTGCTGTTGAGTGTCATGTTGTTTGCGAGAGCTAACGAGGAAAGTCAGACTAAGCGCAATCGTACTAACTCAAGCGCATTGATTAAGATTAAAGCTCATCAAGAAAATCCACAAAATCCGGCTGTTGCAATCGAGGAAATTGGAAAGAATATGTGGTGGACTGATACCACATCTGGTTATGTGCTTCCTCATCCGGTCTTCTTCCCTATTGTTCAGGAAGTTGTGGAATTACGCAGGAATGGACGGTCAACCGCCGAGATACTGGATCACCTTAACGCGACATACACACCACCACCAGCCGCAAGTCACAAGAGGCATTCAAACTGGTCACGGGCAATGATTGAAAGGTTGTTCCATACCCGCGCTTTGATTGGTATCAAGGAAATCTCTGTAGATGGCGTTAAGTATGAGTTAAAGGATTATTATCCTCGTGTGCTAGATGACGCTGAGTTTTATCACCTTAAGAAAAGCATTGGTGTTAGAGCATGTAACTATGGAGACAAGGAAGAAGTTAAACCTATTCCCTTGCTTAGTGGTGTTGGTCTATTGAAATGTGAACATTGCGGTTCCGCTATGGTTAAGGTGAAAGGAACTAACAAACGTCCTAACCAATATCGTTATTCATGCGATGCAATGCGCTCTAGTCGTATTGCATGTGTGCATACAAACTGGAGTTTTCGAGGTGATCAATTAGAGAAAGCTGTATTGCAATTGCTGGCTGATAAAATCTGGATTGCTGAGGATAAGGCTAATCCGGTTCCGGCTTTGAAAGTACAGATTGATGAAATATCACGCAAGATTGATAACCTGATTACCCTTTCTGCTATGACAGGAGCAACGAAGGAGCTAGCCGATCAGATTACTACCCTCAATAGCGAGCGTGAAACACTCTACAATCAAATTAAGATGGCAGAAGAGGAAATGTATTCTGTTGACTCTCAAGGCTGGGAGAAGCTCGCAGAATTTGATTTAGAAGATGTTTACAACGAGGATCGCATTAAGGTCCGGTTTAAGATTAAGCAAGCTCTAAAACGGATCGGGTGTAGCAGGATTGACAAGTACAAAAACTTGTTTGTACTGGAATACATCGATGGCAAGACCCAGAGAGTTGTAATAGAAAATTCAAGAGGACCGAGGAAAGGCCGGATCTTCGTTGATTTGAAAACTATCAATGATAGACAGATTCTGGAAAGTAACGGGCTTGTTTTGCATCCATGTTTAGACATGCTGACAGATAAGAACTGGAAACCAGAAGAGGAAATACCAGGTCCATTACAGGAATTTGGAATTTAAGCGGCCTAAATCGACGTATAACGAGCTAAAACAGTTAAGGGGTACATTCGTACCCCTTTTGAATTTAATTGCGTTAGAGAGCCTCTAAAGGGCTTAAATCGAGTTCTAAGTTTTCCGGTGTTAAATCAGCTAACGGTGCATTCATCCACTGCGATAAATCTCGTTCTATGTCTTCATCACTAATGTAGTTGTTCAGATTGATTGCGTTGGTATCATCAAAATACATTGGCTTAGATGGGTTGGTGTGGATGTATTCATTGATGAATGATTTAACATCTTTCAGCTTGCTAATCGGTAGCGTTTCTGTGAATCCGCTATTCATTACCTTACGTGGGATTTTCTTGCCCTGAATATTCTTTTTAATCCCCATTTCTAAATCACCAGCTTTCCATCCAATGTTAAACAAATGTGAGCATTCAAAGGTGATTTTCTCGCTGGTGTGCTTCTGGTGTTCTCTTACCCGTTGCATCGGATCTTTGCGAGTGGTAATTCCATATTTGAAAAACTTCTCGCCAACACGAATTAGATAAAAGTGCATAGGGCGCTGTGCAAACTTGTTTCTGATAACCTGTTTTCTACCATTCTGAATTGATTTAAGTACACCCCTAACCAAAGGGCATGTTAACCCGCCTTGTCTGCGGTTATTGTGTAAATCACCTTTCTTGTGAATCTTTCCGTGGCACTTACAACGAAGAATTAGTTTAGTGTCAACACCCTGATAAGGTTCAGCCAGACCTAACACATCCCACCCTATCGGCTTGTAGAACTTGCGAGCGTTTTCTAAGTGTTCTTCTTCGGTAAATCTAAACTTCTTCTTAGGCGGTGATACTCTATCTTTGCCAGTAAACTGACCAGTTAGAACATGACTAATACATGGCGTTTTAACCTTTCCGTTAACTTCTATGCAAACTTTGGTGTTCTGGAATGGTTTCTTTACAGGAAGCACAAAACCACTGTATAACCATCCATACGCTTGACAAACTTTAATGATTCTGGTTTCATATTCGACCGGAGGGGTCGCACGTTTGCTTTTTGCGGTAAATTCGATATCCTTTGCTAAAGTAGTATTCATAGTAGTGTCCTCGAAAATAATAAGTTCACTACTATTTATTGAGAAAAATTTGTTGTAATGGTTGAAGACCACGGGCAGGAGTAGTAACCACGACCGCCACCGATCAAACAAATGGTCGGACGGAAGCCAGTAAGATCGCAAAATGAATCAGTGTCATGTGCTGGGGAACGATGCTCTGCTTCGTCAGAGAAAATGTTGGCTACCGGAGATTCCACTTTAACTTCCGGTGCTTCTTCAACATCTGACTTAACTTCTTCGACCACTGGTTCAACTGCTGGAGATTCTTCTTTTGTTTCTTCAATGACGATCTCAGGTTCTTTCATTGCTTCAACCAGAGACGGATCAACTTCGTCGAATACCACTTTATCATCTGCGGTGTCTGCTGCCAGAATAAGATCGTTAATACTGGTTCCTTCTGCCGGAGTTTCTTCTTCCATTTCGGAAGCCAGTTTAGTTAATTCGGTTTCTACGAACTCGATCATCAACATTAAAGGTAATGCCTATAAGATAAATTAAGTGAGGTTTTTTATGATGAATGATGTGCGCAAAGCATGTGATATCCCGTTCAATTTTATCCGCACCAAAAATGGCAAAGCGCCATCACATCCAATTGATATGGAAGCAAGGATCGTGACCCGTATTGAAAACGAGGGTTTACCCTTGATTTATCACGGATTCAAAGGTGAGTATAAATCAATCAATAGCCGTATTGTGCTAGAGTGTGAAAGCTGCGCAAGAATCAGAGATATAACAGCAAAACAATTCTTACATAATCCTACTGTGTGCCCGTGTAATCGTAGCAAATATGACAACAAATATAAAAATGGGCAACCAGTATTATATGTTATGCGGTGTGGTGATGTGGGTAAGGTTGGAGTAAGTCACAATGTGTTGACGAGAAAACATAAGCTAAGATGCCAGAATAAGATGAAATTTGATATCATCGAGACTTTCGAATTTCAAGACGAAAAAGACGCATACGCGGCAGAATTGTTTATCAAGAAAAACCTAGTAAAAGGTGATTTTGATATTAAAGAAGGTGCTACAGAAACGTTTGTTTATAATGAAAAAATGGTCAGAAATATAGCTAACGTCGCCAGCATATTCTAACAAAAAAGCGCCCACTAGAGGCGCTTTAATTTTATCCATTCCATCGTGATTTTTTCGATCTGGAATCAATATGCGTAAAGGTTTTATATTTTCCTAAGCCGTATTGAGTAGGATATTTCCCATCAAGATAAGCATGGACAATATCAGGGGAGACACCCTTGACCACAATGTCAGCCGCACGACCTCGAACGTGATAGCTGTTGGTTGCACCGCCTACATTCTTGTTATGAGTCGGACAACGGTTCCCACTGTTAATAATTACTGGTTTCCCGAAGTGTTCGCGTACATCCTCAAGAATCACCAGTAATTCAGCGTCGATTGTATCATAATCACATTTTCCGCATTTACATTTAAATTCCTTGCGAGAAAAATGCTTACTTAACATATTACCCCCTTAGATCATTTCGAAGATATAACCAATAAAGCGCATACCCTTGATATAATAAGGAGCAGTGCCTACACACACCGCGCGTGCATCACCCAGACAGTTAAAGCTATAAGGATTAACTACATCGACTTCTTGTCCTACACGAAAACGATACTTAGGACGTTTAGCCAATGTAGCGACACAAAACACGGTCCCTTTTTCATGATCGCGGATACATTCTTTATATTGTTTATGTTTAACTCTCTTCGCCTCAAAATCATGTGTCATTGATTCTGGGCTAATGCCATTAATAAAAATACCGGAAAGCTGATCGACCGGATAAGTAGGAAATTCAGTGAAAATATTTTTAGCCATGTTATACCCCCATAAGTTTCTATGAGGGTATTTATGGATTAAACGTATTTCATGCGCGATTTAATGTGCTTATTGATGTTTTCAAGCATCATTGCTTCGTTGCTTTCCCACGATCCTAGCGTCGAATAACGAGTAGAAATTTTATCCGATTTAACGGCAACAATTCGCTTGCTCTGTTTCTGTATGCGTTTCTCTAAGCGACGTTTTGCCACCGCCGATCCATTCCTAGCGCGTTTGGTTCGGGATTTCTTAGGCTTGTACTTCTTCATGATAAAAGTCCCTTCCTTGTTCTCTACCTTGATGAAGTTGCCGTTTTCGAGGTTACGCATCATCTTACCGCCTTTGATGGCCTTAATGTTCCCGTGGGCGTCTAAGACCTTACCGTTGGCGATTGGAACTAGCTTATTGATTTTTCCCCCATCGAAATAGTGTTTCAGATAGTCATCCTGACTGCCGATCTTCTTGTCCTTATCCCTTGCGCCCTTGATGAAGATTTGGTGTCTCGTCCCTGATCGGTTCTTGTAGTTGGTATTACCTACAGCTTGCTGAGTCCATCGAGTAGGTCTATCAACATTCTTGTTAATCTTCTTCTGGAGTGCACGAGAAGCAAAGATCGCCCCTTCCCCTAGTGCCCTTTCGAATGTATCGGTTGCCTTTTCAGACCATTGCCGTAACGCTTTCTTAGTCCTTAGAGCGTTTCGTTTATTGGTACTGGTTGCCATGTTAGCCCCCTAATAACGAAAAGACCCCCGCCAGTGTCCTTAGCAATTGTTCATCCACGGTCATAGCCGGGAGTTCAAGCCCAAAGGACGTTAGCAGAGGTCTAATAGCTACGTTATAAGTGAGGGCGACAATCAAGAGATAACCAAAATATTTCTTAAGTTTATTCTTCATATATTCACCCCTTTATTATTATTTTTGTTTGAGTATGTCGAGAACTTGGTCAAATTTGGCGTCCATCGCAACCACTTTCTTCTCTATACCGTGTAGTGTTTGTTCCATTTGGTAAACACGTTCAGCAATCTGAGTATGGTTATTCTGCATCGTCTCAAACTTCTGGTTTAACAATGCGTCGCTGGATTCCAATTTCGACAATCTATTTTCAGTTGCTAATTGATTTCGGTGGAGTCTCCAAAGCCCACCACAAATTAAGGCGATAACACCGATACCGCCATATATAATTTCAGTCATTACGCCCCCGATATTTTTATATAGTTTAATGGCAGAATTATTTAGATAAAAATAATCCCGCCTAACCACAAAGAATTAAGCGGGATTAATTATAAAAATTAAATTTTAAGAAACAGAAATACCCGTAGCGGCTTTCTTAGTAACAATTACAGAAAGATCGCTGATCCATGTGCTGGGAGTCCAGTTGTTGATTGCGCTTGAACTTACTTCAAAAGTTAGCGTAACTGGTCCGTGTCCGGCTGGCATATCAATAACAGCACTATACAATCCAGTCTGTCTACCATATGCACGGTTATATAATTCAGCACCGTTCTTGCGAACAATCAAGCGACAGTTATCATAGTAAGTATTGTTATTCGAGCCTTCACGCGCATTAAGACCACCAAAGCTAATAGCCGGAACGATAATCTGACGATCAAACGGGTGATCATCTTCAATTCGAACAGTGATTGTACCTTGCGGATAACCGGGATAGCCCAATGATGGGTTTTCGTCCCAATGTGGGAATCGACGACCAATAGCTTTCACGAAGTCACCACGCACCTGATTAGCATCAAGCATACCCAAAATGCGGCAACTTGAATTAATCGTTACGTTGTTCATTTCGCCGGAATCAGCCACCAAATGACCACGAATGTTAGCGTGTCTAAAATGACAAGTGCCATCCTTCCCGATATACCATCCATCGTTACCATTCCAGTTATAAGACTGGATATAGTTACCAATTTTAGCATTATCGATAGAGCCATCAATAATATGACCTGTTCCGATCTGTGCGTGCTGGATGTGAGCACCGTTAATCTGGGCTGTGCCGATCTTAGCCGTGGTAATAGCCGCATCACTAATCTGGGCTGTGCCAATTGCAGCATTACGAATCATTGCATTATCGAGATAAACCTTGTTATCTTCGATGCCAAACGGACAAACTTCGGATCCGTCTTGTGGAGCTACCGCGATTTTATCAGCCGTAAAGATGATTCTCGTCGGTTCTGCCGGATCATTGGTTGCGCTCATATGAATACCAGCCACGCGACCATCTGCATTAACTGCCAGATTATATTTGCTGTTAATGGTTCCCTTCAAAGCATCGATTTTTACATCTGCTTCCTGATTCACACCAGCAATCTTGCCATCCATTTCTACCCGAACTTGATCAATCTTACTTGCGCTTGCTGCCTCACTGGTAGCAATTGCTTGTTTCAGGGTAGTAGCGGATGCGCTAACTTCTTTGGTGATATCGCCTTTCAGTTCAGCTTTAACCTGATCAATCTTAGTGGAGCTAGCTTGCTCGCTGGTAGCAATCAGACTCTTTAAGGTATTGGCTGAGGCTTGGACCGTCTGCCCTGTTTCGGTAGTGATTTGCTTATGCATTGCATCAATTTTAGCATCGGCATTAGCGCCAGCTTGAGCAATAGCATCCGCGATAGTTTCATCTAAGCGGTCTTGTAAACCAATCAGGTCTTCCAGTGCTTCTTTGTCCTGATCGTCCCAGCTAATGGTAGATTTCATTTGCATGAAATACGGTTCAGACCAAACAGCATCATCCATACCGAAAATATCATAGTGAGCACCACGGATATAATAATCACCGTCAGCCAAATCAAAGGAAGTATGACTAACGCTATTGGTAGTCACTGCCCTTGCATCGGAGAAAGTATTATCGGTTGCATACTGGATGATTGACCCTGCATAGTCATGTTCTACGTCATCCGCCCAGCTAACAAACGCAGTATTAAAGCCACCACGCGCACTAAAACCTTTCATTGGCTTATGTTGTGGGTTAATAGCCACTAAACGCGCTGGGGCGCTCTCTGAGTTGTTATAGCCCTTAACGGATACTTCTACCGTCAATTCACGGGAAAGGCCGTTAAACTGGTTCATATCAAGCGTATAAATCCATGATTCAGGGTCGCGGGTACGGTACTGAATAGACTTACCAGCCTTGTTAGTTACCTTGATAATGTATGCTTCAAACAGGTCACTAAACTTGTTAGCTTCACCGTTGATAACCACATCTAAGGCTTGCTGATTTTCCCATTCGATAATCAGATCATTGCCTTCAAAAGTTCCTGGTGTGCTCCCCTGATTTTTGATGCGGATCACTGGCGTAGGCAGTTCATAGGTAACTTCTGGATTCTGGTTAACCAGTTCCACCCATTCGGAACGAGCAATAATACCGAAAGCACAAACGCGGTAATCGTAGGAGCGATCTTTTGCCAGTGCATTGATATTGAAAATTTGCTGTGAAGTCTGTCCCAGCTTAATCCAGTTAGGTGATCCACTCACACGATAATCAATCTGGAAACCGTAGCGGTTAAAATCTTCCGGTGCATCCCATGTCAAAGTTACGTTTTTACCGTGGATTGTCTCACCAGTTGCCTTAATTCTGAAATTAGTCGGTTTCTGTACTGTCATTGAATCCGGTAAACCAGTAGGTCTATTGTCTGGAGTCGCCGCATAGTTCAGGTCAGTATAAACCTGAGAATTATATTCTGTGGCGGTGATAGTCATCATCCCAGCAATACCAGAATCAATCGAGCGATCAATTGCAGTAATACGCCAAAGTGAATTATTCAGTTTTAATTCATCATAGGTTACGCTGATAACGTCCCAAACTTCGGCAGTGAATGCGTCAGTAGTCATAAAGCTGATAACCTGAGTGATACGAGATTTATTTCGTTCAATACTCGCAAGTTTATCAATCTGGGCTTTAGACTTAACAAAACGATATTCAATATCTTTAGCGATAATTCGACCATCTTGACGAATAGTAGCATCGTTTTCAGCATCAGCCGGATAACGTAGCATTTGCTCTGAATAGTCGATTGATGGTTCTTGATACATCGCGTTAATGGTATTGAAATAACCGTTAGTGCCACCTGTTTTCAGTGATACTTTTCCCATCATGATATTGTCTTCATTGAAGGTATGCTTAACAATATCAGGAGCATCCAGTTTCAGAGTAATTCTTCCGAAGGATTCGAACATTACCCCGCCGAAAGTCTGCATAAGGCTAGTTAAGTTCTCTTTAAAGCTGGCGTTCGGATCACATGCACCGTTTGAATGTAGGTCCATCTGGCGTACTTGTTTACGTACTTTCAGGAATGAATCAACGTTGATGTTTTCAATTGGTACGGATAAGCCATATTTTTCATTTGTTAGGTAGTGGAAAATCTGGTCCACGCCGTTAGTGCTTGCCTCAATAGCATTGGTTTCAAGGTTACGGATTTTTAAGCCCATAACATCGACCGCTACCTGGCTATTAGGCTGGAGAATATCAACACCAGCAGCCAAAGATTTGTCATCACGACGTAAAACAATACACATGGTCGCAATGCCGTTACCCTGATACCGATCATCCCAATCAGCGCCCAAATGATGTTTAGCAAGATCTAATGCAGTGTTAGGATTTTTACCCGTGCGAAACTCGACTTCTAACACTTTGCGATATTCGTCTTTAATGTTTCCTTTATCGAGAATGCCATCACGAATTGTCATATTCTGACTAATGAGAACATTTTTATTATCGATGTGCAGTGCTTTAAAGTGATCGATCTCACCTTCGGCAATAGCAAAAATTTGTACCAGTTTGTTATTTTCACGCTGTGAAATTGCTTTGTAAACGCAGATTGCACCAGTTCGGGTAGTACCGAAAAGAACGGGTAATACTGTCTTCGGATCGTTTGATGTTCCTAGTGTCACCGCATTATCCGGGCTTTGTACTTTCGGTGTTTTTGGTGCGCCTACAGTGGAAGCAATCAAGGTCATTGCACCAGCAGCCATACCGATAGCGACTGCGGTCATAACAGAAAATGTTGCAGCAGCAGCCATCCCAGCAGACGCACCAGCAATAACCGCGCCTACCAATACTTCAAATCCCATTATTCACCCCCGAATCTATAAACTTGTTCATAGTCAATGTCTGAAACAGGAATGGTCATCCAGATACCATCTTCTTCAACGAGGCCATAACCGGAATAATGAGGAACTACGGAATAATATTTGCGGTTTCCTAATTTGTGGGCTGTGACCAGTAAGTCGCCGTCCTGTAAGTCATCAGTGACTAATTTGAAATGTTTCTTAATTGGTTGAAGGATATTTGAATACCCGCTTAATTCTTTGCAGATTTTCAAGCCTTCTTCTTTAGTTGAATATTTTTTATAAAGAGAATTATATAGGTCAGTACCAGCGAGAATATCGATGATCTTACATGCAATGAGATTGCAATCATTCTCGCCTTGAACGAACTCCTGACCTATTAAAGAATTGATATAATCGGTGATAAGCCTAGTTTTTAGCATGTTGAATACCTCCATGCTGTTATTTACTAGGCTTAGGGAGAAGGGATTATTTCTTCGATGAATGCCACTTGCTTTCGCTATTCCAGCGACCCGTCCTTGAGAAGAATAGATCGTTCTCGTTTCCAACATAGGAACGGTGGATACCATCGGAGGCATGACTACGAGCGTTTTTATCTAGAACTTCCCAGATACTATTAAGCTGAAATTCTGATTCGTTTTTACACTCATCATCTTCATGTTCGATGTTAATCCCGATGGAATCGACTACCCCACGGAAAACAGGGTAAGTGGTTTCAACCTTGCCCGTGTTAGGGTTCAGGAACACCATTTCGATTTTCACATCTGATTTATCGAATTGCTTGTTTCGAATCAGGGTAATGTATTCCTCGCGAACGTTAGAAACGGTTACGTTAATCCCGTTGTTGTTAATCTCCTTCTCTTCGGTATTCGATGAGATTTGAAGAAAATCACCCGTTGCGAGATACGTAAATCCGTTATAGTCCAAATCGAAATACCCATCTGTAAGCCGTAGAACGTCCCCTGACGCTGTTATCACTTCGATAATGTGAAACATCGATCCTGTGGAGAAAAGCTGCGGTAGCGTCAATCTAGACACATTCTGACCTGTCTGGTCGTTGTAGACCTCGATGAAGTCCAGATTAGTGCATAGTTTGCTGAATGATTCTTGAATAGTTGCCATTATACATTCTCCACTAATTCGAATTTCATCTTGCCAATCTGAGCGATCTTCCAATCGATATTTTCAGTTTTGAGAACAAATTCACCTTCTACGTTCTGATACTTGATCACCTCACCCGCTAGGACGTTCTGACGCAAGTTAGGGAAGAGTTTCATTTCACCACCTGATTTCACATCTTCGGTGATCGTGTAGATTTTCTTGTGGTTCTCAAACTGGATGATAGTTCCCGCTTTCAGTGTTCCGGCGAAGTTGGAGAGTCTTACCTTACGCCCACCGCGAGCAGTACCAGCAGCAGCCGTAACCATCTGGCGTACATCACCTGTATATTTTGAAAAGTAAGACAGTGGCACACTGAAAGGACGACCAAAAAGGTGACGTGCTACAAATTCTTTTACTTCGTTAATATCCTGAGCCATGAAATTAGCTGTAAATTCTGCTTCATAAAAATGAATGCCAGTAAAGCGACGTTGAAATTTACCAGAAATAGATTGCGCCTTGAAGAAAGGCTGTTTTGATTTAAGAGTAAAATCTGTGATTTTAATATTTTTGGATTTGAACATAGAAAAGCCCCCATAGTTTTATGATTATTTATGACTATGGGGGCTTTTAATTACATCTTACGGCGCTGTGCGTCTTCTACCGCCTGAGCAACTAACTTAGCGTGACGTTTGATAGCATCCATGACCATCTTGTCTGAGCTATTAACGTTGCCGTTAATGTTCAAAGGTGCGTTAACTTCAATCGGCTGAGAGTTACCACCGCCTGATTTTTGAGCAGATAAGAAGTCTTTCAAATCACCGTTAGTACGCTGATCAACTACTCGTTCACCCTTATCAAGCAACCATGTACCCTCACGAGGGATGTTATCAATACCATCGTGAGCCATACCGCTAACGTTAGTAGACTTGATGTTTGCGATGTTCCCCATGTTCTGAGAAACAGCCAATGCAGCAGCAGCGATTTTTTGACCTGTGGTTACGTTGGTCGGATCGTTCCATGCATCGGTAGCAGCCGTCCACATGTTCACCGTCGCTTGTCCAATGGAGAATGCTTTATGAGCAGTGAAAGCCATCTGCATAGCTTTAGTGTTTTCCTGCCCGAAGAGAGTCATTGCAGCAGCAAAACCGCCATACATATCATCGGCTATTGACTGTCGAGCATCAGCATATTTCTTCTCAATTGCAGCCATTCGTTTTTGATGGTTTTCATTGAGTTTTTCTAATGCTTCCATCCGTTTAGCCGGATCGGTGATCCCATCAATCTTGAGTTTATCGGTTTTATAATCTTGTTCAGCGTCCGATTTCTCTTTATCGATTGCATTAAATTTAGCAAACGGGTTATTCGAGTCCTGATAATCTAAACCATTGGTCAACTGATTGGTTTTAAAACCATCCATTCCCTGTAAAGAATTTTCAATCTGAGAATAGTTTTGCTCGGTATCGTTCACACGACGCATATATTCTTCGTAGGAGATAGCTTTACCATCAAGTAACCGTTTATGGCTTTCTAACTCGTTGTCCCTGATTTGTTGCAATTGTGTTAAAGCATTCAGAGCATCAACCGGATCAGCACCTAAAACCATTTTGTATACGTTTTCAGTATTCTGATCGATTAATGATTGGCGTTTCGCGGCTGCGTCTTGCTGAGAAATAAGCCCCAACTTAACAGCATTATCCAGATCTTTTAAGCTGGTTTCTAATTGCTTGTTTTGAGAAGCAATAGACGCGGCGACCTGTCCTTGCAATTTAACATCAAGTGCATTCAGACGCTTGATTGCATCCTCACGTTCTTTCTGTGCTTTTTCTGCGGCTTCCTTAGCCTTTTTAGCTTTCTCTTCCGCTTTCTTCTTGGCTTCTTCCTCTTCTTTCTTCTCTTTGGCAGATGGACCCAATGATTCTGGTCGAGTTGGTGTAGTAGGGATAGTCAAATCAGTGTTAGGATCTGCCTTGCGGGTTAGATGTTCCCCGTTATCGACTACAATCAGAGAGCCATTTTTCTTATAAGAATTACCAAAACGTTTCTTATATGCTTCTACATCAAAGCCAGCAGTACGAGGATCGACACCAGCACCACGGATCGCGGCCTTTTCCCAATCTGCTAGATTATTCCAACGCTTTTCTTTATTGTACTTGTCAATAATCTTTTGAGCGTCTTTATGGTTGGCGTTAAGAATACCACCCGTAGCGGTCGCACCTTCTTTATTCAGTCGGTCTAATGCCCTGAATAGAGAACTCTTTTCCCAATCAATATTAAACCAGTCAAATAACCAGTTTAAACTATCAACCAGCGGACCAGAAATGGTCATACCGACACCTTTCAGGTTATTTTCCAGCTTATTAATATTCTGAGAAAATTTATCATATTTTTTAGCGTTTTCTTCGGTGACGTTAACAGATTGATTCTGAATAGCGATCATCGCCTCTTGAGCACTATTATATTTCTCAAGCTGGCTGGTCATATGGCTTGAATCACTGGCTAAAGATTCCATCATGAACTTGATTTCAGCCATTGATTTTCCGGCTTTCTTCATGTCATAGAACACTTGGATCGCCGCTTTCATACCACCTTGCGGATCGGTCATGAAGTGAGCATAGTTTTCTAACTTAAGACCAACCGATTCTAAGTCATCAGCAATACCACCACCATTAGCCCACGCATCACCCATTTTATCTAAGGTGTCTTTGTTGATATCGCCAAATTTTTCAACTGTTAAGCCAGTGCCAGAAAATTCCTTTTCCAGTCTTTGAAGGGATTCAATCGAGAGTCCGGTCGCCTTAGATACTTCTGAATACTGTTTAACGTATTCCGCACCAGCTTTAGCGGCTGCAACCACTGCGGTCGCAACTAAGCCAATACCACCAGCAGCCAAACCAGCAGAGCCAGCAATACCACGAAGAGATCCAGTCAGACCAGATAAGCCACCACCAAAATCAATATTACTTGCCTTTTCAGACAAACTATCGAGAAGGTCGGCGGCTTCATGGGTACTTCTCCTTAGACCTTTATTATCCCCTTCTATTGTTACTATATGTCTTGTCATAAATTACCCCGTTTGTGCGCTTCTGAGTTTCTCAAGCAAAGATGGATCGAACATGCTCAATGTTGCAGCTTTACGCTCTTCTTCTTTCTTGCGTGCAAGTTCTTCCAGTTCTTCTTTAGTTTTAAAGAGTTTTTCTTCTCTAATTAATTGGAATTGGCTAGGCTTGAGTTTCTTTGCAGTTTCGCGTGTCATTCCTTGCGACGTCATATACATGGAATATTGCAACATCGCATTCTGCATATCATGAAACGCGGGGCTTTGTGGTTCTAAGTAGGTGTCGAAAATGTATAATTTCCAAAACAGAGTGATTGGCATATTATCCATTTCATCTTTACTAAGCCCCGATCTCATCATTTGCCGGAAATAGAAATTCAGAAGCGGGTTTACTTTACCTCGTTTTCAATTACCGCCGGATCTTGCATCAATGACGCTTGAGCAACCAAACCGATTAATTCACTTCGAACGTTAGTATACAGTGCCTTAACTTGTTCCATAGATTCAAATACTGGTTTACCGTCTTCATCTTCAATACAACGAAGAATAGAACGTTCATCACGGTCTTCTTTATCAGTATTGAAAACATGTTCGTTAAATTCTTTTACTGACATAGGGCGAGCATAGAAAGTGAATCCACCGATGGTCAGAGATTCGCGTTTCGGAGAGAGTGCGGCTAACATTTCGCTAATGTTCATTCTTGTTTCCTCTTAAGTTAATTAGATATGTTTATTTAGAATTGGAAACAAAAAAGCCACCCCGAAGGATGGCTAGATAATATTAGACGACTTTCTGGAAAACAGCTTGTTTAACCGGAGCACCATCTACTACAAAGGTGAAGGTACGGCCTACTACAGCATCCTCACCACCAGTCATGGTAGTTTTAGACAGGAAGCCGTTATAAGCGATATGTACACCAGATTTTTTCGTAGCATCGATGTAGTAAGCAATTTTAAGCTGTACGCGCTTACCGTCTTCGGTTGCTTTAATCAGTTTTTCGTGTACTTCGTTACCCGGAATGTAGTTGATCGAAAGTTCGATATCAGGTACAGACATACGACCAACCAGCTTACGGTTATAAGCACCAGAGAAGTTAGGAACATCGATAGTAGAACGTTCTACACCAGTTTCCGGGAACGCTGCGCATTCTGGGATTTCCAGATAGGTTTCAGCATCAAGGTCTTTATTGCTTACGTCTTCTTGCAGAAACAGACCAACGAGGCCACCAGAAAAAATATCAAATTTAGTAGTCATTATTCTTTTCCTTCTATTTTAAACAATAGGGTACATACCCGTAATTCTATTTATTTAGCGATTGCTCAAACGTCTATAACGAAGATGAGCGATCCCCCTATTTGTGCTAACTGTAATTACTGCTCCTTGCGGTGCAATACAAGAATGGATCTGTCCCCAATCATGACCCTTATGGCTTCCAGAAACACAAAAACCATGAATAAACAATTCAGAGTCACCGCCGCCACCACCGGAAGAATGAGCACAGAATGAAATAGTCCCGAAAGCGTCGGCTGTCCAACCGTTAGGAATATCAAACCATCCTTGATTTGCTTTACCCGCCCTATTCCCCAAAGCGCCATCTACCCAAAATGCCATTAGTGCATTCTCCTGAATTTGAAATAATGCAAACTACCTTTACCCAATGTAAAGCTAACGGTAGCACCAGCGCCAACTAAAGAACTAGCACCCCAACTCCCAGCATCACCAGCATGATGGCCTGATTCAATCAATCCATTTACAGCCAATTCAGAATCAAGATCACCAGCACCGTTAATGGCTTCCATATGAGCAAAGACAATTCCGCATGAATCAGTGACCCAACCGTTGGGGATATCAAAATATCCACCATTAGCCCAAATACTAATAGCGTTTGACATTCTTTGATTTATCCATCCAGCCATAATTAAAACTCCATGAATTTAAAATATTCAACACCACCTTCACCCCCTAAACCAAAGGAGACGGTGCAGCCAGCAGGAACAAACGAATTTATAGTAGATCCCCAATTGGTCCCACCACGACGACGAGCAACGGTCAAACCATCTACGTTAATATGTGCATCAGACCACCCACCACCAGCATTATGACGCATTACAGCGACACCAGCACGAGCAGTACCATAGCCGTTAGGAATATCAAATACATGCCATTTTAAAGCATCGATTTTAGTATTAATTTCACTACTTACCCAATATCCCATATAAGAATCCTTAGCGGAGATTTCTCCCCGCTTTCCAATTACCCTAATTTAGCTTCAATTGCAGCAAGACGTTCACGAAGAAGTTTATTTTCTTCGCTCATTTCTTGGACCGCTTTAATTAAAAGCGCGTTCACTGCGGAGTTTGAAATTGTTAAAATTTCTTCTGGGTTATCAAGACCACCAATTTTTGCGGTTTTAACAGCTTCCGGTAATACCTCTTGTAAATCCTGTGCGATAATACCAATCTCATGACCTATAACTTCTCGGTCATTAAGAGATTTAACTTTATCGTAGGTTTTAACTTTGAGTTTATTTACCTTATCTACCGCATTTTCTTCGTAGTCTTCAACGTTAATTTTCAGACGACGGTCAGAACGAATATACACATCGTTAAAGTTTCCGTTGCCACTGGCATGAAATTCTCCGCTTGCATGGAATTGATAATCAGCAGCCTGAACATGAAGAACCGCTGCCGCAGTATTATTACCATCACCGGGACAATGCACATCCATTGCTGCGATATATTGACGACCCCAATCAACCGCTTTCCAAATAGCATGAGCACTATCAACGCTTTGTTGACAGTCAACCAACAAACCAGCAGGTCGGTCTCTCCATGCAACATATGCACCACCAGAAACCTCACCACGGATAAGTCCTTGATCTGCGGCATAAGGAACACGCCCTTCCAGTTTAATCATTGCGCCCTGGAAGTGATGAGCAAATGAACCCTCATGATTATTTCGTATATGTAACATACCCTCATCTGTAGCCCAGATAACAGCCTTTTCCGTATCGCTATCATCTCTAAACCAGATATGGCGTGCACCAGTTGAGTTTTTGACGGTTATTCCGTTAGGTCCATGCACGGTCAAAGAACCGGATACATCAAACAAAACGGTGTCATCTGTCCTACGTTCCGTATAGAAGTGATAACCTTTGGAATCACCGACTTCCATCACTGCCGCGCGACCAACTTCTGAATTTCCCCAATTATTGATAGAGAATCGTTCAGAGCTATTATTCATCTGATTTAGGTATAATGTACCGTCAGTGAAGGTTTCACCAAAGAATCTGGTTTTAACGCCGTTGGTCCCGCCTACACGTTCAAATTCAGCCAAGAATCCTTTGGAATCCCGCATACTCAAAACGTTGTTGCGTCCTGTATTACTGTTACCCCAATGGATCATTTCAATATAGTCCATTGATTGACGTGATCCCGCTCTGAAAACTAAGTTATCTTCGATGCGGGTACTACCATCGATCCCCAGATGCAAACAACGAGCAGTTTCAGTACCACCTAGATCTAATCCACCTTCGGCGAAATCATAACTAAATGGTCTGCGATTATTCCAACTACCAAAAGAATCTTTTAAATCGGTAGTAAGAATATGGAAGCTAGAACCATCATTGCGTAACATCAAACCATAGTTACCGCCTTTGACAGCCAAACGAGCATTTTCAGATAATGCAACTTCGCTATTCATTACAATTTTCTGGCCTTTACCACCAGTAATATGTAATTCACCATCTTCAATCAGGTTTATAGAGTTTTGACCGTTATCGTTCCACCAAATAAAATCTTTGGTCGTCAAATCACCAAAACCAAACCAGCCATTACGAACATCTTGTCCAGTGCGATAATCCATGAAATTAAAATGGCTTGCTTCGTTTGGTCCTCGACGAATATCAATACCAGCATTAGAACCGGAACCTAAGCCACCATCGATGGTCAATCTACGAATATGCAAACCGGTCGCAACTGAAAGCAATAATTGTTGGTTTACATCGGTATATCCAGTAGCAAGACGATAATTTTGGTCATCAACACTTTCGTGCCAGATAGTGGCAGGAGCAGAACTACGGAAGCGACGCAACATTTTCTTAGCATTTGTTTGTTGTTCGTTCAAATGCTCAATGTCGTATTGGCCTTGATGGTTTCCCGCAAAATTTAACGTTCCACGGTTGCTAAAGTTATTGAACGATGAAATGTTAAGAGCATCAAAAATTTCATCTGCAACAGGTTTTTCACCACCCAGATATTCAGGAGTATCCAACAGGTTTAAAGAAACACCACCGGAAGAAACTTGATATTCTGCTAAAACAAATCCTGTATGTGCACCGTAGTAAGCGTAAAGATCGTAATTGTCGCCATCGGTTGGAATAGCGCAAAAATGTTGTTCATAATGCCAAATAGTATAATACGCATTGAATACAACACCTTTCGGGCTATTGTTGCCGCATCGAATCACCAATTCGATAATATTGGCTTGTCCATTCATCCCGACGTTATAACCGTTACCACCAACTAAGCGGATCTTAGCACTACGACCGTGTTGCTGTGGCATTGTCAAAGTGCCTAGTTTAAACCAACCACCCTCGATCCCAAAATTAAGCGTCTTCTGGAACAGTCGGTCAATTTCTGCTTTCGAATATGCGCCAATTTCGGCAGGAGTAGGTTTATCACCTTCATGATACATGCGGTGAGAATATGCCAAATGACCCAATTCATCATAGCCGTATGTTCTTACCGTATGAACCGGATTAGACCCATAAGTGAACTCAAAGCCACGAGCATGATTAACACCAGATGGATGCGGAACATGCAAGATCATTGCAATATGACCCGCCAGGTCATTCATGCGGAATGCACCAAAGTAATCAAGATTACGCGCATTTGGATCATCAAAATAGTTTGCGGTCTTAGACAGCAAATAACCATCAGTATAAGTGTTTACGTGTTTTTTGATGTACTTGCCATCAGCAGATCCATCGGCTGCATCAATACGGCTTTCTAAACGTGCCAGTTCAGAATCAGTGTAAGACTTGTTATTGTCAACTTTGCTATGAATTGCTGTATTTTTGGCTTCAACATCACGGGTTAATGCCGCAACGTTATCCGCTGCCTCTTGCTTATTGGCTGCAATCACACCAGTAAGGTTATTGTAGGTGTCAGTTAACTGATTTTCCGCATAGACTTTATTTGCTGCGATAGTGCGGTCAGTTTCTGTCTTAATCAAATCAACTTTGTCATTGATTGCTTTGTCATTGCTTGCGATGGTTGCATCTGTACGGGATTTAATATCATCAACTTTTTTATTGATGCGGGTGTCCAGTTCCTGAGTTGCTACAGCAGCCGCATTTTTATTAGCGTTGATGGTATCCGACAATTCAGCTTTAACACCAGCAAGATCGGAAGCAGCTTTATTTTTATTAGCTTCGATTGTCGCGTCGGTTTCGCGTTTAATTACATCAACTTTATTGTTAATTTCTGCATGATTTGCTGCGATAGTAGAATCAGTAGTTTGTTTAATTTCATCTACTTTAGCGTGAATATTGCGGTCATTTACTGCAATTGTGCTATCCAATTCTTGTTTGTTAGCATCAACTTTAGATTCTAGTGCCGCGTGAGTTTCAGGAGAAACAGAGATTTGAACTACTTCATGATCTCGGTCTTTGGTAAAAATAACATGGTCTTTAAGGTTGATTGCCACCTCACCGACCTGTAATTGTTCCGGCGTTGGCTTTTTGCCAGAAACATTAGTTCGTTTAAATTGGATCGACTGCATCGAATCACCTCACTATAAAACAGGAATAAGGGAGGCGTTAACCTCCCGCGTCATGTTTTATTTAGAGAAGCAATCAGTATTCCCCGAAGTCGATCCGGTCATGGATAGAAACGGCTTCAATCTCGGCTGGTGTCGGTTTTTCTTCTGTGGAATACACTTTCACCCATCCAGAATTACCGTCTTTCTGGACTGTGCGAACTCGTAAACGTGGTGCGCCGGAAGCGGTGCAAGTTAATTGCCATCCACCATCTTCATTAGGTTGAACGTGAATTAGTGAAGTATCAGCACTAAATGGATTAGATGCGCTCGATCCCTGATAAGTTACGAAACGGTTTCCGGCTAATGCTTCGCTATCAATCGGACCTGTGAATGGATGTACACCAGCACCCAAACCAAAATCACCTTGACGTAAGATCCGGCCTTCGGTGGCAATACCACGGTCGAGAATCCCACCATCAGGATCTAATTTAAATTCGATGGTAGTAACTTTGTTATCGCTACCACGGGTTTTATGTGATGTGACGTAAGCATCATAGATGACATAGTAACCAGTGTTAGCAGCACTATAGCCAGAGTTCACAACATAGAACATTCGGAAGCGTAAAGGTGTTTTATCATTCACCGCTTTCATCAACATGTCTTGATGTTCGTCATCCAGAACACGGTTTAACGTGAGTGTTGTCGGTTCCAGTTTACGATAACCAGCAAGTTTCCCCGTAGCGTCCTGGTCATACTCTTCTAACGTCTGGATCTCTGTAGATTCGGTGATCGTAGGGAATGCTGCGATGTTCTCGATAGGACTAAATGCAGGATCGAAAAAGTCCGGCTGGTTATCCACCATAGTAGACACGGAGACTTCAACATGTGACCCCGTGAAAATGTCTAAGTTATCTTGTGTAATATTCATTATTACCCCTTAAAAACGCGCTACATAAGAAAATTTAAGGCTAAGTGTCCCAACGATACCCCCATCACTAGAATCATCGTCATAATCGGTGTTAGAAGCTACTGGAGTGATATCTGAAATAGCGAAGCCCAAATCTTTAAAACGTGGGTTATCCGGCTGAATCTGGATTATCTGGCAAATACCCTCATGGATTTTGGTTTCATGAATTTGGGAATATAATTGCATTTCGATAACGCATTCAGCTTGCATTGCATTACCACCACGGACCCTTGTGTAAGTCTCATTCATGCCAGTAATCCAACAAACCACATCATCACTAAAGCCTTGCTGAGTTTGTTCTACGTTTAAAGCCAGACCTAAATCTTGTTCGATAATATCTTGCAAGGCGCGTTTGATTTTCAGTCTAGGCATGTTATTAACGGTAGCGAGCATGTGTACCCCCTGCCAGAGTGATAAAGCAATCAGTTGTATTGTCACCATTGCGCTTAACGTATTGAACTTTGAAACGCTGATTTTCTACAATGACAATATCACCCTGCTTTAAGTCTCCCTCACGACAAAATAGAAATTCTGTCTCTGTCATTACCCCTTGTTCGTCGGTAGTAGTAATTTCATGATAAGCACGAATTGATTTACCACCTTCCACCGAAAATACAGGAGCACTTCGGAACATTCTTGATAATTGTGATTCTGATAATTTGAACATAGTTACCCCCTTTATGGAGTATTTACATACAAAAAAGCCCCACCGTTAGGCAGGGCTAATTATTATTTTGCTTTCGGTGGACGTCCCACCTTTTTAGCTGGGGCTTTCGCCGTAACCGTCTGGGATTCTTCTTCCTGAGATGGAATCAGATTTTCTTCCCCCAAATCGGGGGAAGGTTCAGAAGGTTCTACGTTAGTTCATTCGGAGATGTGAAGAACTTTCAGAGCTTCCGGCTGAGTAACAACATAATCCAGATCTACCCAGATACGCGGAACGATCGCGCCCTGTGCTCTGTAGGTTGAATCGTCCAGATCTAGCTCAAGACCGCCCCATTCACCGATGGTAATAGCGGAGAAGTCACCCAGAACGATGTGGTCTACCGGAATAACACCAGAAGTAACTACTTCGTAACCAGCCAGTTTACCGTTTTCGATGATATAACCGGAAACGCCGTTATCTTTCAGGGTAGATTCCAGTTCAGCAGCAGTTGCACCGCTCATCGCAAACTTGATCGCCTGAGCAGGAACGCCAGCGTCGGTCAGTTTAGCGATTTCTTTCAGGAAGTCTTTGTAAGAGAAAGCAGCTTTCTTCTCAACACGGCTTGCATCAACCAGTTGTTTAATCACACCAGCCGGACCACGAGCATTATCTTTATCAGACAGAATCAGTTGTTCCAGTTTGATGCGAACAGCCTGGTTAATGTGATCAGTGATCAGGGTAGCGATGCCCGGAACGGTTTTCAGAGACTGACGGCTGATCGGGTTGCCACCAGCAAAAGTTTTCGGAGCCATTTTCACGTTTGCAAATTCTGCTTTACCTTCCGGTGCAGCACCGTTTTCATCAACGAAGCCGAAAGATTCAACGCTGGAAGCGGTCATTTTCGGAATAGCAGTCGGCGAAGTCAGACCAGACAGGACTTTCACACCAAGACGACCCAGAACGGATTCCGGTAACAGCATCGCTACATAGGAATCATTCAGCAGTTTTTCGTCGGTTACAGCTTCCAGAGTAGTTTTGGTGTTACCATCAGCAGCAGCACGCATAGCAGCAGTCGGAACGAATACAGAGCCACCACGAGCAGCACGACCACGCTGCATTGCAGCACCAGCAGCCATAGCAGAAAACTCGGCTTCGTTAGCACCCAGAGCAGCACCATCTACCAGAGAGCGAATTACGTTGTTCAGGTCAAAAGTTTTTTCCATTTTAGATTCCTTAATTTGTTCGTTATTACGTTGAGCATTGGTAATGTTATTTAGTGCCTTAGTGCGGAATGCTTCCGGCGTCATGTCTTTAATTGCCAATGCGCGTTTTAATTCTTCGTCGTCAATATTTAGTTCCCGCGCGATCTCGCGGATTTCTAATTCGTCTTCTTCGGAACGTTCAGCCACTTCCTCGGTTTTTTCTTCTTCAACCGGAGCGGCTTCACGTTCTTCTTTTACTTCTTCTGCTTCCCGAACAGTTGAACTATCATCATCAACACTTTCAGGATGTTCAGCGTCTTTTCCGTCTTCGAGATTTTCATTTTCTTCATTCTCTTCAACTTGGCGCTCTTGAGTTTCTTCTACTTCCGATTCTTTATTTTCTTCTACCGGAGTTTCTTCAACCTGAGCGGATTCTTGTTCTTCTTTGATTTCTTCAATTTGTTCTTTAGTCATATCGCGTTTAGCCTCCAAATTAACTGTGATAGTATTTAGAGAGCGATTTAAACCGACCGAATCGTCCGCCGGGACCGTAACAAAACTTAATTCGAAAGGAACAAACTTAGTAACAATCAATTGTCCTTTGGCATAATCGATGTGATATTCTTTAATGTCATAACCGACAGAAATTTTTTCCATCGTACCTTCAATGACTTTATTGCGAATATCATTAGCCAAAGTGCCATGCTTAGAGAATCTAACGGTCGCACGGCCTACTTTATCCGCATCGATTCGAGCGTTACAAACGACGCCAATGTGATTATCGAAATTATGATTAAACAGCAACGGAGCGTTATTATTCAGACGAGACAGATCAACCGCTTCCGGTGTATGTACCAGAATTTCATCTAATACCACCATTTCTTGATTTTGCTCATCCCAGAATTGGCGCTGATAAGGCTGTTCACTGGAGAAAGCAATTTCAAATTCGTATTGATCGTTATGCCCTTCGTTAATAACTCCACCGTAACCGTTAAGTTCGCGGCGAAATTTAAGCATTTAATCACCTTTAATTAATTGGGGGCATTGCGCCCCCGTTGGTTATTAGGGATCGGCTGGGGAATTTTTTTCTTCACCCTCGCCATTAACGATAATATTTAGTGCGCTCTTTTCGGCTTGAATCTCTGAGAATACTTTTTCAGGATCATCACCACGTTCAAGAATAACGGCAGTACGTGATTTAAGTCCGTTATCAATTAAAGCAATCTCGGCGCTTACGTCTTTAAATGGATCGACGGATTCAAAACGCGGACGAATAATAGTAGTGTTATCGATAATATGCGGAATTGCAGTAATACGAATCGGAACAATACCACGCGCGGAATAATGGCGTAGATATGCTTCGAAAATTGGCAATACCACTGTTTCAATTAATTTGTTTTGCAGTGCTTTAACGCGGTTACGCTGAGTTAATTCACCAAAACGCGCGGCGCTGTAGTTGATCTGGGAAGTATCACCAGTCAAGCCCTGTTTAAACACGCCTAAGCCCATTGATACGCTAGTGAACATCGCATCATTGAAGCTGTTAAAGTCATCGCCTGATTGAGTAGCTTGGATTGATTTAATCGTTGCCCCTTCCGGCAATTCCTGAATAGTACCCGGTGCAAAATCCTGTACTACTTCCGGCACTTGATATTGGTCTTCATCTTCGCCAGTATCAAAATCGTCACCAGAATCTTTCGGACGTTCGATAAAGCCCATAGAGCTAGCTGCAATGCGTTTCTGGATAATTGCAGTTTCGCGGAATGCGTCTTGATGTGCGATATCCTTGATCACTGGTAGGAAGTCAGTCACACCACGCAGAGATTCAGCCGTAAGTGGTTGATAATAATGGCATACTTGCGAAGCCTCGACACGATAGTTATCACCTGTGTAGGTCTGAGTCAGTAGATTGACTTTACGAAACCAGTATGCAACAGGGCGCATTGTTTCTACGTCATACTCAATCCCCTGAAATATCGCACGGTCTTTGCTTACTTCACGGTTGAGCGACCAGTCGCACTTATCAGCAGACAGGATAGAAACATTTAACTCATTGTTTTCTTTGGTTAAAACGATGAAGCACTCACCACCCATAACGCGCTCACGTTCAGCCATTACCAGCAGTTCACGGAAGTTAAAACGACCGTTACGAGAGAAGCGTTTAGCGTTCTGCGCCCACTTCCAGAAAGCATTCTCGATCTGCTTATTCAGTGCGCTATCAAGTTTGCCATTTGATTTAACGATTGACGGCTTAGGATCTAGGCCAGTAGCAACCACCATATCGGTGATGTATTGCGTGTAGCGACTGCCAACGGAAGTGTTTAAGGCCAGAGTACGACCCTGATCATAAAGACGCTTACCGTTCGATTTGAGAGCCTTATTGAAGGTTCCTGTAATGGTGTCTTGTTGAAGTGATCCATCAATGCGATCACCGACCAAGCCCAAAGAACGCTTAGACAAATCTTTCTGGAATTTTTCTACTTGTTTGTCGATGAAAATTTTTGGTTGTTGCTGGCGGTGATTAGTTTTAACTGGAGTTTCTACCGCCTTTTTGCGTCGAAAAAGATTAAACATGTTTTACCCCTTATCGCGTAAGACGTAATTTGATATTTTTAATCGGGCTAATTCCCTGTTTACGTCGTTCGGCTTGAATTAATTTTGATAACTGACGTTCATAATCAGTCTTTAATTGCTGGAGAACACCCAATGACTCATAAGCGAAAGTATTCCCTTTCACGGTCATTTGAGATAATGCGGCTTCGTCCCCAGATAAACGGGCGAAAATAACTTGCTCGATTAAGGCGATAGTTTCCCGCAGATGTTCTTTTTTGGATTGTTTGGCGAATACTGGCAATACAGTTAATTCCTGCATTGATACCAGTTCTTCATCAAGAGTAATAACAATGGTCATCTTCCCTTCTGGAAAGTCTAACGTTTTAATCTCGTGATTTTCCGGTGCATCATCGACCCGATAGACAATGCCTTTGCTATTACCTACCTGAATTGTTACACCCTCTTCATTCGCCAGCGTGATTTTTTCGCCTTTACGAATTACTAAGGGAATTAGTTCTAAACTCATAATTACCCCTTATTTAATTGTTATTGGATTAACAATATTTAGGAGTAAGCCGCCCCGAAGGACGGCGAGTTATTAGAACGATGTTACCCAGCTACGGCCTCTATTTGGGCGTCTGGCGATGTTTTTACGTTGTGGTCGTGTGATTGGCTTAGTTTCTTCTATTTTCTCGTCAGATTGCGATTTAGGAGCTTCTACGGATTCTTCTGGTTCACGGTTCAAACTATCTTTGATGGCTTCGAGTTTTTCCCATGACATTTTATTGAGTACATGGCGAGAAGCAGCATAGGAATAAGCCAGGCAGTCGAGAGCCTCGTTTCGTTGCTGACCAACTTTTACCCAACGTGTGGTATTACCCTGCCGTTTCAACTGTTCAGAAAGCAATTGCTCGCAATAGTCATCAGGAACGTCGCCAATCTGGAAGACCGTATGAGGATCGCTGTCTCTCAAGTTCCGGTTAATCATTTCACGGATCATCGTTTTAAGGTTGTTTACGCCCAGAATTTTAAGGGTAAAACCACCCGTTCTTGTGTCCTTAGCCGGAAGGATTGGAGCATCAGCATTACTTGCGCCTTTAATGGCGCATAGGTTTTGCCACCTAGTGCAAAAACGGTAGATCACGTTTGTAGCTCGTCCGTTCGATGAGTCCACGAAAGCAGATAGCATCGGGATTCGTTCACCGGATCGGGTATAGAATTTCGCTTTCAGGAAGTTATAAAGCTGGTCATATGCTGGCGATTCGTGGCGTTCGCAGTTCACATCATAGAATGATCGGTGATCAACTACGCATATCCCCTTACGAGAGATACCCAGCAAGGTAGATTCCAGACGGTCTTTTTGCTGGTCAACTCCACCTACCAGAGCCAGTACATCATCAGGAATATTGTCTAGGCTAATATCAGTTTTCAGCGTTTCCAGTTCGTCGGCTGTGCGATCTTCGTTAAGATCATCGAAGGTTTCACCGAGCACCACATTATAGAACGTTGCCAGCGACATATTCGCGTAGCTATCAGCAAAGTCCACCACACACGCACGGATAGAACTAAACGGAGACATAAGGCGGTTAGCATGAAAACCGATTACTTCCGCATTAGGTTCGGTGGCGACCCATTCTCCCTGAGCAACAGCACGGAGGCGATCCCCTTCGGTCCAGTCGGTTTCACATTCAGGGCAACGGTAAACGGCTGTATCTGGGTTGGGTAATGATTTACCGTTAATCGTATGCCAATCGAAATGTACGTTACTCCATTCCATTACGTGCTTGTGTCCGCAATGCTGGCAAACGACATGATATTTTCTCTTATCCGAGAGTTCCCATTGTTGGTTAATCGCCCCATCACGAGCGGTTGGAGTGGAAGCAATTACGATCCTTGCATCTTCCCCGAAAGTGGTTGCGCGTTGTTCCGCTAGCTGGATCGGGTTCCCTTCGTCTGACTCATCAGCCGCATCAACTTCATCAAGAATAATCAAAGGGAGTGTTTTACCGCGAAGATGTGACGGACTATTCAACGACATGAAATACATAAACGATCCGTTACGAAGCTGAATAATCGATGAGTTGTTAACGGCATTGCGATCTGATTTGTCGGTGATCATCGCTTTTAATTCTGGCGTTGCCTCTAATACTGGCTTCACCTTACCAGCGATCCAAGAATTTAGTTCCCTAACGTTACTTTGCAAGACCCCAATATTAGTAGGGTTACTCGCGATCCGATGGAAGATAATTCCGTTAAGAATCATGGTCTTACCCAACTGCGCCGAACATTTAAACACAATTTTTCTACGGTCTTCGGTGATCGCGTCCATCATTCCACGTTGGAAGGGATGCAATTTAATTAGCGATCCGGCTTTAACACCATCGGTAGCAACTACATTAGCCTCTACCCATTCGCTAGGTTTCATGGCTTTAGGCGGTCGAATTGCAGCAGAGATATTTTTAAGAATCTTTTTTAATTTGGCCTTATTAGAAATTAGTTTCATGTAATTACCCTCATTACGAAATATGAAGGTATTTATTAAATTGTTGATTTTTTGATAAATACGGGTATTAAGATTTAAGGGGGTTGTATGCTAATTAATCAACAACAAAGAGATGAATTAGAATTAGCCTTGTCTTGTACCGATCATGAATATCGTTTACCAGTTAAGCATAAGCATTTAAAAACCGACTACACAACATCTGGCTTTAGTCGTGAGGAAGCGAAAGAGATTTTAATAGAGTTTTACCGCGATAATGGTTATACAGACGTTCACAACTTCTTTAAGAAGCATAGAACATCACATACAGAGTTCCAGAGAGTCCGAGATTGGTTTGATTTTGATATCAAGCGGTTTTACAGGATTGATGACGGTCCGGTCTATCGGTTGCAATGGAAGCCGATCCGAGAAGTGTTGAAACAGAAGAGATTGAATCACGCTGTTACACGCTATCGTAACGAGGCATTCAAGAAAGGCTATGGTGATACAAGGGAATTGTTTGTAGAACTCGCTAACGTGCGTTATAGCCACTATTACAACGATCCTAAAGGGTTCTTTGAAGTGCTTCGCAAGGTTGATATAAGTCGGGGTACATACTATTCACGGTTGAAGAAGTACGGGATTAAGGCAGAGTTCTTTATGAGTATTGACGATGGAGAACTTTTTCCGATAAAATGTAAGTCCTCTAAATAAAGGTGAACATTCACTTTAATTTGGAGAAATGACTATGACTACTAAAGCTACTCGCGGTCGTCCTGCCCGTTTTAACGCTGAACAGATGGCTGATATTGCCTACGCTTACTATACAGCGGATCGTGGTAAGGAAGCGAAAGAACAGATTCTTAGTGAACATGGGATCTCAATCGCCCAATTCTATAAGAATATGAAGAAGTTAGACATTAAATTCTATGTTCAGATCGGTGATGGTCAGATCGTAGAAGCAACAGGTTTTTGAGTTTTGATTCTCTTTGCCACTCTTCGGAGTGGCTTTTTTGTATGTAAAACAATCTGAGCAAAATTGGTTAGATCACCAGATACAAAAAGCCCAGCGCAATTATGCGCCGGGCGATTAATCACAGTCCGAAGACTTCCAGTGATCCAACATTCTGGCGGAGACGTTCAGCCGCTTTGTTTTGAATCAGAATAGTGTTGTTCGGCTTAGGAAGATTCAGAGTTGCTTTTTGTTCTTCTTCCAGAATACCCAATTCAACCAACACAGGAAGAACATCAACAGTAAATTCAAGTTGGTAGTGAGCATTCATGCGGCAGAAAGACAGAGAAGAGTCATTAGCAACATACCCACACGGCTTGTTATTTTCATCGTAGACGCGCTCAATGTAGCCAGCAGTACGCAAGGCCGTTAGTGCTTCTTTAACCTTCGTAGCGCCCTTTTTAGCGCCTAACAGACGGGTCATTGAATGGCTATCTACTGATTTGCGAACATGAAGTTCAATCAGCTTTTTATTTTCGCGAGTTTTCTTTAATGCCAGTTCGATCCAGTCGGTTTCTTCAAAGTCTGCATACGGGTTAACGGCTAAACGTTCCTGACGCAGTTTTTCATTTTCTTCTTTCAGTCGCTTCCATTCCTGAATAACAACCATTCGACGCTTAACATCGTAACCAGTGACAAGAGTCAGCGTCATTTCTTCGTCTAAGTGATATACTGGTTCTTTAACAGCATATCCTAAGTTATTGATTCTCTCGACAAATTCAGTTTTGAGCTGATCGATAATACCTAAAGATTCGTACATTTCGCGAATATCGCGCATTACATTGCTGTGCTTCTTATCGGTAAATTCAGCAATCTGACGAGAAGACATGGTCAGCGGTTTGGTGTTATCAACAACCAGAGACACGGAAGCAGTTTTAACAGCGGTATTCATAGTAGTAACAGTATTCATAGTAAAATCCCCCTTAAACGGTTTAGTGATGATCCTCCTAGTTCCGGCATCACTACCGGAACAATTTTATTTATAAGAAGTTTTTATCTCATTTAGATTCAGCAATCGCGCGATCAATTTCTTCTTGAATGCGACGCTGGCGTTCATGGAAGTCAACCATTGAGAAATTCAGGTTTGGGGTCCACGGTTTGCGGTTCGGGTTTTTACGTCCATCAACTTTCTTAGTAGTGTTCATAATTAACATCCTCTTTACAAATCTAGGTCAAATAGGTTCAAAGTTGTCAAGTGCGATAATCATAAAAAAGTCAGAAAATTTTGTCAATACCCCTTGACAAGACGCCAAAGGGTTGACCTAAATTACAGCATATCTAAGCCTTCATCGTAACCGTAGAAGCCACCGTGAGAAGAGAAACAGATTGGTGTGTAGTCGTCGTCATCTTCGTCTTGTTCATCGTGTTCTGGGGCTTCCTGAGCGGGTTGTTTACCATAATCAGCCATAATCTGGTCAAGATCCGCGATCCCGTAGTAAGAGCCTAAATCAACGTCATATTCACGAACATCAAAAGGCAGGTCATCACGAACAATAATTGCCGGAATGTTGTTGTATTGTTCACGACCTTCATCAGTAAAGCAGTCTACGATCACCGTAGGGCGTCCATTACGTTTAAAAGCATAGAAAGCAGTTGAGAAATTGGAGTCTTCGGAATGACGAATGATGTTATAACCACGATTAGCGAAAACATGCATCATATCCAGATTATCATCATGGTTCAGACCCAGAAGTACGAAAGGAGTTTTAGTATTGATCATAGTGGTAATCCTCTAAAAGAAAGTGAATCAAAGTAAGTTCACTATTATTTATAACGAGAAATTTTTGTCTAATTTGGAAGTGATTGGTATTCAGTCGGCTTCGCCTCCTTCATAGATTTTGATTAAATCATCATCAAAACGAAGAAGTATCTTTAGAATATAAGAATCTTTCTTTTGGAGAAATTATAATCAGGAAGCAATTTAGCAACCGAAGGTTGCAATCCCGAAGGGATACCAATACCTTTCATGATCATTAAAGTGATCTAGAATCATCTAGTAACCAGTTAACTACTATTATCTTCAAAGTGATTATTACTATCTTTCTAGAATCAGTTAGTAACTAGTTTAAAATCCCTTTCTAAGAAAATCCTTTCAAAAGTGATTCTCGATGCCACGCAGTGGCGTCGCAGACGTTTGAGAGTGAGCGAAGCGAGCGAGCAAACTAGTTAATTCCTTCTAAGACCATCTAGTATCATCTAGTTTAAATTAGTGTTACTAGAAGTAATTGGTTGGCGCTTCGCGCAGTCGGGCTACGCCCTCCTAATATCTTTTTGGTTATTTGTTGTTTTTGGTTTTACACATGAGCGTAGCGAATGTGTTATATAATATCTATGCACGCCCGATCCCCGCTTTTGCCCCTCGCTAAGTTAATGTTTTATAAAGAGTTTTTCTCACCAATCCTTTTCGGGGGCAAATTTCAGGGGCAAAAATTAGATTTTCAGGGGCAATTATTGGCATTTCAGGGGCAAAAATGAGGGGCAAAATCACCGTGTCCCAGAATTTCAGGGGCAAAAATATAGGGTTTCAGGGGCAAAAATGGGATAGTAGAATCTTGGGGATTTTGTTCGGGGGCAAAAATTCGGGGGCAATTTTCATAGTGTAGGGTTAGTGTAGGTTTGAAAATCCTTTGTTGACACTGTGTAGGATCGGTGGTATACTTGACAATTCGAGATAAATATGTTATAATATTTGTATTGAAAGTGAAAATTTACCGATTTTCCTTCCTATTGTTATCACCATGTTAAATTGTTATATGTCTGTTAAGATTTGGATCTGAGAGAAAATCTTGTAACAAATCTTTACAATTCATAGCTCAATTAATGCTCACCGCTTTAGCAAAAAGTGCTATGCATTTTTCTAAATTGATTGAATAAACATCAATTTGGTTAATTCGTGTTCTTCTCTTTAGCAATTCGTGCTGCGGTTTAACACATTTAACACGTCTGATAACATCTGAATAACATTTTAACATATCTCTGTTATAAATACATATATAAGAGATAAATGTGAGGGGTTGAAAAATAAAATACAATCCCCATATAAATAATAGTGAGCGGTTAACGCTCTTTTTTAAGAAATCATTAATCCACATTGTAGGAGGATTCGAGATGGCACGACCTGTTAAGTTCACTCGCGAAATCATCTTAGAAATGGCTAAACGCTACTTTGAGTTAACGCCGGGTGTGAGAATTGAAGAGTGGTTTAAAAATGAGGGTATCGATAAATCAACCTTTCATAAACTCTTAAAGAAGTATGACATTAAAGTAAAGATTACCGCCGAGGTTTACTGATACTTTGACTGAGAATTATATGATGGCTTTAAAAATAAAAAAGCCCCCTTGCGGCAACAAGGAGGCTTTTGCGATGAACAATTAAAACTAACTTTCCACGGAGTATTTATAATGTTATTTTCCGCTAACTTTTTCACTAACGAAGTAACCAACGCTAAAGCAGTTATCAAATTTGGCACCGAAGCAAACAAGAAGATTCAGCCGAAAGTTGTTGCTCATGTTTCCTTTGCACAGCAGAAATCCGCTTTCGCTGGCTTTAAAGCACATCGTGAAGCACTGATCGCGGCTGGCTTTGGTGTTGACGGTAAACTGCCTAACGGCATTCGTAAAGCAATCGACCGCGTTAAACCTGCTAAAGACGTTGCAGTAGACCACATCGTTACTTTTACCGTTAAGAACTCTTCTGAACTGTTCCACCTGGTTATTGCTGGTGATACTGCTATCGTTTCCGCTCCTAACATGGATTTTCAGGATACCGCTGATTGCCAGATCACCTTCGGTCGTCGTAAAGAAGTTACCGGAAAAGCTAAACTGAACTTCACTAAATCCGGCAATCCTTACTTTGCTGTTTTCTTTAACAGCCACGCTACCGAAAAAGAAGTTGTAGAACTGGTTGCTTATGAAGGTGAAGAGAAAGAACGTATTGAATCTTGCGAAGCATTTCTGGAACTGGAAGCACAGGTGAATGCTGTTTCTCCGGTTGTTGAAGATCGCTTTGCTGCACTGGAAGCACAGATCGCAGAACTGAAAGCTGCACTGGAAGAAAAAGACCAGATTATCGAAGCCCAGAAAGCTGAAATTGAAGAACTGAAAGCTAAAGAAGTTGCTCCGGTGGCAGTAGTTGAAAACGCGGCTGATGAGGCCGCAAATGATGAAGTAGAAGTGAAAATCGATGTGATGCGTGATCCGATGGCTGCACTGCAATTACTTCGTTCTTTTAAGGGCAAATCTCATTTTTCTAGTGATGTAGAAGATGAGGAAGAAGAACAGAAACGCAATGCTGCAATGCTTCATGATGAAATGTACGGTACTAACTTTTCTTACTGCCAATAAAAAAAGGGACTCCGAAGAGTCCCTAGTAAGTTTAGGTTAGGTTTGCACAACAAAGATGAGGTTATAATGAACATAATGCTACATTATCTAGTAAAGCCAGAAAAATAACCGCCCCCGAAGGGGCGGGAGGATTAATACTCAATCTATACTTGTTATGTTTTTATGTTGTATAGATCACTGACTATGAAAACACTGTACTGAATGTGTTTTATGGCTTTTAATCGGGAACTCTCTTTCGAAAATTCCCTGTTAAAACCACATAAGGAGAAAAGGCAGATTACAATATTATTTAGTCTGTTTGAAAACAAACGTTAAAAATTCGATTAAGCAATATACCCAGCATACAGTAAGCAGTAGATGCATAGAAATAGCCGGATGGAAGTTAAAAAGTGTCATACTAACTAGGCCAACAATATAAGAAATCCCTTCGACAATTAACGCAAGGCTAGCAAATGCAACAAACGCACCTAAGAATAATTCGCCTCGTTCTTTCGGTTCGGTTCCGAGTTTATAAGCAGAGATAGCAGCCAGAATAGTAATGATGACAGCATAGGTAATAAAAGTAGCCATAGTTTTATATCCTCTTAAAAGTTAAGCGGGGGATGTTCTCCCCCGTAGACGTTGACCCGTTCAACATCTTTCATACATTTATTTATAACGCGTTTTAAGACACATCAAATTCATCGTCTTCTTCTGGTTCTTGTTCTTCCGGTTCATCCATTAATGGTAATTCTTCTTCCTCGTCTTCTCCCAAATCTGCATTTTCGAACAAGTCACCTACTTCATTTAAACGACGCTCGATAATCTCCCTTAGCTTATTCTTTAATGTTTTCTGGTCACTCGCAGATTCGAGAATTTCTAAAGCGTCGATTGTGGCGATCTGCAAAATAGTCTGCTTCACTTTCCCGCAGTATTCCGCTAGCTCCTGCTCCACATACCCGACGGGAATCAGGAGATTCATCGCTTCCTGGTTCTCTCGTTCGGCTGCATCTGCTAATGCTCTTTCCCGTCGCAATTTCTCTACGTCGATTTGTTCCTTGACCGTAGTTTCTTTAAGCGGGTTGATGATGTTCTTTAGGACCCATTCTGTTCCTTCTTTGGCTGGCACGCGACGGCTATTGGTATTATAGGGTAGACCCCTTTCTAACCATTTCTTAGCGGCGTTAATTGTATAGCCGTATAAGCGGGAAATTTCTGTAAGGGTTAATTCTTCTTTCATCCGGTTATCCTCCATTAAATTTGCGTAAAATTATTTATCTGATCTGCGCATTCAGGAGAGCGCCTAAAACGCTTTATAACGAAGGGAAAGATCGAGGCAGGGAAAGGGATTGGCTGGTGTTAATAGTCGCGTAGCGACCGCGCTGGTGGGCTGCACTGCACCTGTTTTGAAATCTCACACGCACATCAAATACCGGGGTGCCGAAAACTCGCTTTATTTCACCCGTGGAACAGTACCTTTTGATTTTGTCAAGTCTTTTTTATAAATAATCGAAAATATTTTTCACGCGAGGGCAAATCATGAAGACTAAAGATATTAAGATTGAATTTGAAACTGTTGATGACGTTCGGGAACATCGTATTGATTCTACTGGCTGCATCTTCCAGCTTACTAACTCCCCTATTGGATTGATTATCTATGTAGCAGAAGATGACGTGTACGCTATGTGGGATGGACAGGATGAATTTAAAGGCGGGAATAGCCATCTGATCAATACTCATGAGGGATTCGATCCGACTCCTGTCTGTATGCTTGCTTATCACGTAACACTGGATGAACTACCGGAAGCAAGCGCGCGTATCCGTAAAATGAAAGATATTAAGTGATGTAAGTGATTGATTCTATAGCCCTGTCCTTGTGATGGGGCTTTTTTATTGCAAAAATTTTAGTTATTGGGGTTTACAACATTTAGGTTTGCCAATTCGCCTGGCTAACTCTTGCTGAGTGATTTCTGACTGTAAAAAAGCATTTAACAGCAATACCTTAGAGGCGACGCTCAAAGGTACTTCAATAAAGTGATCGTGACTATTTAATGGCGAAGGTAAAGGGATAAGCTCGTTATCTTCAAAATAAAAATCAAATGCGGTCAGTAAAGCATCTTTTGCCGCTTCCATCGCTTCAGCGACAGTTTCGCCCTGGGTCAACGCTTCAGGGATATCCACAAAAGAAACCATATAACCGCCTTCCGGCGCGGGTGTAAGAGTGACGGGATAACGCATAATTTCGACTGTCTCTCGCAT